CGAGAAAGATGAGGACTCCGTTATCGAGTTCATCAGCGACTTTAAGTCAGAGTTCATGAAGCTCCCGTTCGACCAAGTCGCTTTCCCTCGCGGTTGCAAGGGAATAAGCCAGTATGAGCTCGGCGACAAGTCTCTTCCCATTCACATCCGAGCAGCTCTTCTCTATAACAAGATGATCAGGGACAAGAAACTCGAGAACAGATACGAGATGATCAAGGACGGGGACAAGATCAAGTTCTGCTACATGAAGATGCCCAACCCTCTGAGAGAGAACGTCTTCGCTTGCCCGACCACCATGCCACCTGAGTTTGGCTTAGAGAGATATATAGACTATGATATGCAGTACGACAAAGCTTTCGTCGAGCCCATCAAGAACATACTCGACGCTATTGGCTGGAACGTAGAGAAGAAGTCCTCGCTTGATAATTTCTGGTAATAAGCTCACGGTTGAGACGTCTCAGGGGCCGGTGATCATCACAGTCGATGAGAAGTACACTAACGTCGGAGCTAGGATATCCGGTGGCGCCGACTCAGCTATCATGCTCTACTTACTCGGTCTCTACAAGAAGAATGTCCGCGATATAACTATAGTGCCCATTACGGTCATCAACGCAGAGAAGCCTTGGCAGGACATACTCGCTTCTAAGGTGATACGCTTCGTCGAGGAAGATCTCAATGTACAGTTCAGCACTCACTACGTTAAGCCAGAGCACGTAGACCCTCTCTGGTACGGAGAAGAGCAATCTGAGTACAACAAGGAGCTCAGAAGAAAGCACATCATCGATTGTTACTTCGTTGGAATAACTCTAAATCCAAGCGAGAACTTAGATATCTACGGCGAGTTCAGTATAGATACCGCTAGAAATAGAACAGAAGAGAGAAAGCCAGAGCTCATCTATGATGGATACATTCCCTTCGCTAACATAGACAAGAGAGGAGTAGCTGAGCTGTACTCTCATTTTAATTTAATGGACACACTCTTTCCGATCACGAGGAGCTGTGAGAACAGAAAAGTTCCGATGTTCGATCCCCACTGTGAGACTGGCTGCTGGTGGTGCAGGGAGAGAAAGTGGGGGTTCGGAAGAGTTGACTAACTCGTTCGCAGAAGCGGTTCTACAGAGAGTGCCGACATTCAAGTCGTACTATGACTTAGAGAAAATAAAAGAAGTGTGCTTATCTCTTGACGACTCTCCTAGCATACTTGTGATAGGAGCTGGTCAGGGTGCAGAAGCTATAGTGTGCTCTCGGTACACAAAAGACGCCTACATATTAGCTATAGATACTTGGAAGCAAAAATTCAAAGGTTCAGTTAATGGAGTATACTCTGAGAATGAGCTCATAACTTTCAGAGAAAATTGCAAGTACTTTAGGGCAAATGTCGACTACTTGGTTGCAAGTGTCGAAGATGACGACTTATTTAATAAAATACATTTCAAAGAGTGGGACTTGATATACTACGATGCTCTTGATGGGTGGGATGATTGGGAAGTTCCAGTAGTGGAAAAGCTCTTGCCAGCTATGTGGAGGATGGTCAAAGACGGCGGAGTTATGATGGGAGATGACTACTACATTGACCCACCTAGACCTCACGGCAAGCACATGATGCAGCCCATCATAGATAAGTTCTGCGCTGACAACGATCTACAGAGAGAAGTGTATAGGGATAGGCGCTACTGGATCATATGGAAATAGTAGTTGACAATTTTATACACTAGTTTATAATCTACAATATGGAAACTTTTGCGGAGAAGCATGCATGTCTCTACTCAACAGGCTAATTAAGAACTCAACGATCGACGAGACCTCACTTTTGGTCGACAGCAAGATCTACAACAAGAAAGATATGATTCCAACTAGCGTTCCAATGGTGAACGTAGCGCTCTCGGGTCGCGTAGATGGCGGACTAACTCCAGGACTTACGGTACTCGCCGGACCATCTAAGCACTTCAAGTCTGCCTTTTCTCTCCTTATGGCAGCAGCGTATATGAAGCAGTATCCCGAGAGCGTTCTTTTATTCTACGACTCAGAGTTCGGCACACCGCAGGGCTACTTCGAGTCGTTCGGTATCGACATGAGCCGCGTTGTGCACACTCCGATCACCGACATCGAGAAGCTGAAGTTCGACATCGTCCAGCAGCTACAAGAGATCAAGCGCGACGACAAGGTAGTGATGGTGATCGACTCAGTCGGTAACCTCGCCTCTAAGAAAGAAACTGAGGACGCACTCGAGGGCAAGTCGGTGGCCGATATGTCTCGGGCGAAAGCTCTCAAGTCCCTCTTCCGCATGGTCACGCCTCACTTGACTCTCAAAGACATCCCGCTGATCGTGGTTAACCACACTTACAAGGAGATGGCGCTCTACCCGCGCGATGTAGTCTCTGGTGGAACTGGCATCTACTACTCATCGGATACGATCTGGATTCTCGGCCGACAGCAGGAGAAAGATGGTAAGGACATCACTGGGTACAACTTCGTGATCAACGTAGAGAAGAGCAGGTATGTTAAAGAGAAATCAAAGATCCCGATTACTGTCTCCTATGAGGGTGGGATCGGCAAGTGGTCCGGACTCCTGGATCTGGCTCTTGAGGGTGGCTTTATCGCAAAGCCTACCAGTCAGTCTTATCAGCTCGTTGATCGCGAGACTGGCGAAGTGACTGGCCAGAAGTTCAAGGCATCCGACATCGAGGACAACGGTGATGTCTGGAAAGAGCTGCTCACGGCCGGCGGCTTCGCTGAGTGGATTAAGAACAAGTACACTCTCGTTGGTGGTAACTTAATGAGAGATGAAAAAGATGTTTGATGATGAGGCGATGGAGTCGCTCCGGCGCGATTACAAGATAGCTAAAGACAAGTACGAAGCTGAAGTTGACTCTTGGTGGGATGACCTCTCATACGATGATAAGCTCAAGGCTTTCTACTCTGTCTGCAAGCGCATTCACAAGGGAGACATACAGGACAGAGGCTCATTCCGCTACGTACTGTATGAGGTATTCGGCTTTGATATGGACAGCTACATCGTTGGCATGGACTGCGGCTACATGGACATACACAATGCAATCGTGGTTGACAAAGAATAGAATTAGTATAATATGGCTAGGATGGGGAGGAACGCTGTTCGTGTGGAACGGATTGCGCTTCAACAGCGGCGTCCCCTACAGCTACTGGAGAATTGGCCCACTCATGATGAAGAGGTACTGGAGATGAATCGTCGTAGTCTATTCGGAATGTTCGCGCTATCACCGCTCATGGCGGTCTCTGCTTTTGCTAAAGAAGAGAAGCCAGATGGAGCTCCACCGGAGTCATCTGTTAATCTCACTCTCATGGGTACTTCTGTACAGAAAAATAAGAATGAACTGATGTACCTCAGCAACGGACCCGCTAATCTCACTTTCCCCCAGAGTGATCCAACTAAGTCGGTAGCCATGGCTGTTGGTCATGACGGGCAGCTCTGGTTAAAGTCCAAAGGCAAAGAATGGAAGCGCGTGGTGACTGAATGATTGAGCACACGATCTTATCTCACTTGATCTTCAATGAGTCATTTGCTAGAAAGACGCTGCCGTTCTTAAAAGATGAGTACTTCCAGAACTTACCTGACAAGACAGTCTACAGGCTGATCGATGACTACGTCAAGAAGTACAACAGCACGCCCACCAAGGAGGTGCTGCACATCGAGCTGAAGAACATCGACGGCTTAACTGAGAACACGTTCAAGGACTCTAAGAGACTCATCGAAGACCTGCAAGTTGATAATACCGAGATTAAGTGGCTCCTTGACTCAACTGAGAAGTTCTGTCAAGAGAAAGCTATCTACAACGCGATCATGGCTTCGATCAAGATCCTTGATGACAAGACTGGATCGAGCTCTACTGGCGCTATTCCTACTCTGCTCTCAGATGCTCTTGGCGTCAGCTTTGATGTTAGCATCGGTCACGATTATTTCCTTAATGCTGATGATCGGTTTGACTTCTATCATCGCAAGGAGGAGCATATTCCCTTTGACCTTGACTACCTTAACAAGATCACTAAGGGAGGTCTTGTTCGAAAGACTCTCAACATTGCCCTTGCCGGTACTGGCGTTGGCAAATCTCTCTTTATGTGTCATTGTGCTTCTTATAACTTAACGCAGGGAAAGAACGTTCTCTACATCACAATGGAGATGGCCGAGGAGAAGATCGCAGAGCGCATCGATGCTAACTTGCTGAACGTTACTGTGGATGAGCTGTCGGTTCTCACTAAAGACGCGTACGACAAGAAGATCAACCGAGTGAAGGAGAAGACAGTTGGAAAGCTCATCGTTAAGGAATACCCAACTGCCTCTGCTGGCAGCGCTCACTTCCGTCATCTTCTTAACGAACTTCGTATCAAGCGAAACTTTGTTCCTGATGTTATCTATATCGACTATCTCAACATCTGCTCTTCTAGCCGCATTAAGTCTGGAGCCAATGTCAACTCGTACACTTACATTAAGGCGATCGCTGAGGAGCTACGTGGTCTTGCCGTTGAGTTTAACGTTCCTGTGGTTTCTGCTACTCAAACTACTCGAGGTGGCTACGGAAACTCTGACGTGGAGCTCACTGATACCTCAGAGTCTTTTGGCCTACCTGCCACCGCTGACCTGATGTTCGCTTTGATATCCACCGAGGAGCTCGAGAACTTGAACCAACTCATGATCAAGCAGCTAAAGAACAGGTACAATGACCCGACGATCCACCGCAGGTTCGTCGTCGGCATCGACCGCGCTAAGATGCGACTCTATAATGCTGAGGACTCCGCGCAGGATGACATCATGGGCGAGGGTCCGGTCTTCAATAAGTCCAGTTTTGGAGGCCGCCAGATGGACGAAGAGAAAAAAGCCAGAATTAAATCACTAATAACTTAAAAAAGTGGTTGACATTATATCTAATTCCTGATATTGTGTATAAATAGGAATATGAAAAGAGGAACTTCGATGCTACACAAATCGACTTGCCAGTATGACGTCACAGCCGGACTAAATCCGATTGTACGCTCATGGGCAAGTGAAGGTACGGGCGGCATCTGAAGAATCTAGTTTCAAAAGAATTCTCTTCAGAGGCCTCCAGAAAAAAGATCTGGAGGCCTTTTTAGTAGTTGACATTATTCTTGAACTGGTATAGATTAAGAATATGATCAGTTGTTTGACATCGTTAAACTCTTAGTTGAGACAACTTCGGTTGTCTCTTCATAGATACTACACGGGGTAGCGTGCATGGACGCATGCACTATGGATGATAGGGCCATCTTGCCATCCTAATATAACCCGATCAATGGCTGAGGAAGGGAAGCACCCGACTCCGAAATTCGATTCTATGTAGTATCTTTGAAGAGATAAAAGAATTGGCGCTGTCAAAAGCCCATCAGAGGTCAGGGATACCTTTGAGATAATCAATAAAGCTCATAAATCATGTCCCGCTAATTTAATTTTGGACGGTATAGCTTAGCGAAAGGTGCAGCTATATCTGTATTCCCTGGCAGGAGTACGAACGAGGGATGCCAGTCCTTCTAGTAGCCAGATAACTAATTGTAGCAGTATGGCACTGCTGGTGAAGCACCTACGGAGATGGTAGGAATGCAGACTGGCCTCCTGCCGGTCTAACAAAAAAAAATGCCAGATATTGGAGGTATGCGAGCAAGGTGCTCAAACGGTCTTGAAAACCGTGCCACCGCAAGGTTGATGGTTCGATTCCTTGTACCTCCGCCA